TGTGAATCCACGTGTCTAGCCAACACGTTGCTAGCCTTAAGGCAGTGGTAGGGGAACAAGCGCGCATTGTCATATATTAGTATAGTAGACCGTGCAAACCGCAACCTGCGTTGATCGCTATAGGTATGTGTTACCCCACAACACCACAAACTTCATGGATGAGTTAAACGTCCAAGGTGTGCTCCCACCATAAGGGGCCAGTGTACACGCACTGCTGTTTGGGGTGGCTCCCAAGCTAAACTGTGTTTCAAAACCTCACCGTCCATTCAATCCAACCATGAGTACAACGCACGAATTTAAGATTGAAAGCTTGCCTGAAAAGGCCAATTCGGCTGAAAAGCCATCGCTATTAAGAAGTTTTGGAACACAAGTACTGTCATCGTTCTGGGCAGTTACTGAAGGAGCTAAGAACACGTTGCTGAGCCCTGAAGCTAGAGGGCTCGCTAAGACTATCGGGTCTATGGCACTGAGTGCGAGCCACACCATAGTCTCCAGTATTCGCCGTCGCGCCGACATGCAAGAGGCCGGCATATTAGGATCCGCCCTTGACCATCATTTTGAGGTCATGGAGCAGTTTACTAAGGATGCCCACTTTATCTTGAGTTCAGACCACGCCTTGCAAGCGATCAGGACGAAAGTCCTTGAATACTGGGAAATTCCTTATCATATGAGAGCTGAGGTGATGAGGTCTAAATTTGTTGATTTGCCGGCCACCAAGAGCAAATCATTCGATTCAGTTCACCAGCACGCCGTCTCGGCGCACGCACGTTCCAATGGCAGCTCCACAGCAGAGCGATTGGCTAAGGTTTTGGGCTTGAAACCCATATTTTACCAGCGTAGCGTAGCCGATGAGCGTAAGGGCAGAGCCGGAAGTAGAATTTGGTATTGGCACCGTGACACGACTGTGTCTTTCGAACCTCACGTGGTTGTTGACGGGAGGGATTTGTTGTGCCTAATTGATGTGGACTATTATGTCGACATGCCATTATTCTTGAACACGCACTTCTGCCCTGTGTTCCTATACACGTTTGCACCTAAGCAAGTAGCACGCATCGCCGGCGACTATTCGTACTGGTTTGACCCGTCTGGTCAAGTCCAATACGCAGTCTCTGGCGGTGAACGCTACACCCACCATGTATGGAACTATAGCTATAGTAGTCTAACGGTCACCACCAAATTTTGCGGCTTCATCTGTCGAGTTTCGACTTATCTCGTGGAGCGCAAGCACGTAGATGCTGACCATGAGACCATACTACTCATCCCAGTCAAACGGTGGGATGGTCTATCTGCCAGTTTCGCATCGTTGTGGCTCGAGGGTAACCCCCTGCAGAGGCTCAACGTCGTAAATGGCGAGTTTGCACAATTACGCACAATTGGTTTGAAGGGTGATAATCTCTCAATTGGCAAACTCGGACTCCAGATAGAAGCTAGCGTGCCATCCGTTGATGTGCAGGGACTCGAAATTCTAGCACATACTAGCAAGTACCCTCTCACGTTACCGCAGATCCTTAAACATGTGGACAATAATGCCACAAAAGGAACTCTGCTTCTCCAATACGTTACCAGAGACGTGAAAGAAAAACCACCAATTGTGTTTCCACCGACCGAAGCTGTCAGGAGGTATCAAGCCAATGTCTTGGCTTACGACCCTGAAGCGAAGCCAGGTCTGCGTTCATTCATGTCACCCATTGTGCATGAAGCATTCGCCCCCGATTCCTGTGTCGGGTCAGATATGCAAGCTGTTGATGGTCGCCTCACCAAGGTAAGACCACCAGAGCTCATACTAACCCAAACTATGGACGAATGTATGGATGACTTCATTAAGTTGTTTGCACACGACTTTGAACGGTCACTATGTCCAGTTGAGCCGTATGTCGTCTATGAACGCCAAGAAAGACCTACACAGAGGGCCCTTCTCCATCGCGCAGCGAATTTGGAGTCTAAGGATAGTACCGGTCCGGTGAAGTCCTTCGTTAAGAAGGAAGCTTATAGCAAACTCTCAGATCCTAGGATCATCTCCACTCTTGAGACACCTGTCAAGCGTGATTACTCAAGGTATATGTATGCCTTAGAGACCGTGTTTAAGAAAGCCTCTTGGTATGCCTTTGGGCGACAACCTCAGGACATCGCTTTACGGGTAGCCGATGTCGCCAGAAATGCTGACACGCTGTGTAACACAGACTTCAGCAGATTTGACGGCCATGGCTCAAACGTAATGCGAGAGCTTGAAATGCGACTGCTAGCCTTTGTTTTCAAGGCAGAGTATCACGAGGAGATAATGAGATTGCATAGGCAACAGTACGGATTGAGAGCCGTAACGTACCATGGCGTGTGGTACGAGACAGGATATTCACGCCTATCAGGATCCCCCGAGACCTCGCTTTTCAATAGCTTGGTCAATGCTTTCATAGCATTTGCAGCACTGCGACGAACAAGAGTGCACGGGGTCCCTCTTAGCCCACCCGAAGCGTACAGTAAACTTGGCATTTATGGAGGAGACGATGGGTTGACACCAGATGTTGACCCAAAGGTATACCAGGAAGTTGCTGAGTCGTTCGGGCAGGAGCTAGCGATTGAACCCGTTCTTCGGGGGGAACTTGGAATCAAGTTCTTAGCGCGCATGTACGGACCTTATGTGTGGTTTGGAGATGCTAACAGCTGTTGTGATATTAAACGTCAAATAGGTAAGATCCATACAACAGTAGTTATGCCACCAACCATCACTGCGACTGAAAAATTGCTTGAGAAGGTCCGAGCATTTTCTTTGACCGATGCCCACACACCTGTTTTGGGAGACATTGTAACAACTACGATGGCCCTATATTACAAAGAGAACAAGGCACCGTTGACGAAGAATTATCGCATTGCTGCGTACCAATCGCACTGGATGGATGCTGACGAGGGCTGCCAATACCCAAATGAGGCCGCTGATTGGATGATGGAAGTGTTGCAACAGCAGCTACCGTCGTTCGACTACAAGCGGTTCATCGCACATATGGCAGTCCTCCGAGACCACGGAAAACTGGAAGACATGCTTCGACTACCTGTGTTCACTATGCCCAGTGACCCTGTCGAGAGCAAGTTCAATGTAGTCTTTGAGGACCGTGTACTGGGGCCTAAGAGTCTAGAGGTGCCGTCAGGCAAACCCGACAGGCTTCCAGTCCGACCACGAGACGCGTTGCCAATCCCAGAGAGGAAACGAGCGCATCCAGAACCTGATTTACCTTCGAGCACTGATGCTAGCAGTGCATCGAAGAAGAAAGGTCAAGAGACCTTTGAGGCTTGCAAGGCCAGGAAGGTTGCGGCAGGAACGTGGAAGGAACGTACCACGAAGCCAGCACCCAGGCCACGACCCAACAGTGGTGCCACGAAATCCCATTGGCACCCGACCGGGCGGCAAGCCACCTAGGTGGCCAGGAACGGCATGACTAGGGGGGGAAAGGGCCCCCCGGTGATTTTAGTTCAACGAAGATTTCGTTTTAGTCATGCCGAAAGGTAAAATCGCCAGAAAATTCAAGCGCGTTGCAAGGACAGTCGCAAGAGGAGCGAAGTTAGCTGCACCAGTAGCTAAACTCGCCTTGAAGTCCTTAGGAGTGCCGCAAGCGGCACTCAATCAACTCGACTCTGCTTATACACACGGGAAACAAGCCGCCCGTGCGTTAAGCTTGTTTGGAGACAAGAAAACCTCCACTAGACGCAGTGTCGCTGCACCTGTCGCAGTTAGTACATCCCGAACCAATCCCACTTGGTCTGAGGTTGTCGGCAAAGTCACTTCCCAGTTCGCTGGGAAATCTGCCGCCGGAATAAAAATCCGAGGCAAACAACCCTGCGTCGCCATCTATCATCCATCATACCAATCTGACCTTGGAAATGTGATGATTACTGACATGGCAACAATTGCCGATGATGGAGCTGCGTCGATCCTTCCGATCACGCCTGCATCATTCGGAGGCCCGATGTTCGTCCAGGCATCTCAATACCAGATGTTTGTTTTTCGCAAACTCGTGTTTGAGTATGAAACGGTACTTCCAACTTCCGCCACTGGCCAAGTTGCTATCTGCTATTGCAGAGAACCACTATTGGCTAGTTCAGGCGCTGAGAATGTACCTGCTACCTTTGCTGATGTCCGGGCCACGACGCCATCAACTGTTTTTCCTTTCCGAGTGGAATCCTCTAACTTTGAGGTATCTTACGACGGTCAACAGTTATTCTACACGGACGCAACCGCTTCGTCTGACCCAGAAGCAGTCCGACTTGCGATCCAAGGACAACTCCGAGCGTACGCAGACGCTTCCCTCACTCAGTCCGAGTATGCTGGGAACCTGTGTGTGTCTTATGAGCTGGACCTCTACTACCCTACCGTCAACGCTGGAGTAGTGTTCGCAGCCAGGTACTTGTCAGGCCTATTGCCATCCGAGTATGAAGAAGTCGCGTCATTTGTCGCCAGAATTAAGTCAGAGCGTAAGGCCTCTACCAAAGTACGGGGGATAACGCTAAAAGATGGATTCACCAAAAGACTAGCTCCAGCACAATCTGCTGTACCGCAAGCTAGGTCGTCGAGTCAAGCCCGCCCTATAGCCGGGTACGTCTTGAAAGAGGAGAGACCTCTATAAAATAACCGCAGGTCACACGTCACGTGTCCGTTCATTAGGTCCGTAATAACCTATCGCCGTCACTTATGAAGCCCCTCGGGGCGGAATGCTAG